CTACCAAAGTAGTATCAAGGCCATCTACCAGTACTGTATTTAGCTCTTTAGCAAACCGCTCCAGGTCTACCAAATCCTTATCCCATTGCTCTTGCATGAGCTTGGAGCCCTCTCGGGCCGCGTCTAACCTTGCTTTCTGTAGGGCCTCCTCCGCTCGTTTAGCTGCATCATCTATCTTTGCCGCTTTCTCGGGCTTGCCCCCAAGTAGGCCCAACAAATCCCCCGCGTCCAGCTTATCCGAGGCCGTAGGCTTGCCTGTACTCCGCTTGGGGCCCGTTACCGGGGTAGTATTTACTGGTAGTTGGGGGGTAGTCCCTACTCCCCCAAAAGTAGTGCCGGCCATATTTTGCTTGAATACGCTCCAGGCATTGCTAGTCTTGTTTATCTGAGTATCCAGCCGGCCTCCAGCCTCTACTCCCCGTACCATAGCGATTATCAGCCTATCCTCTAGCTCTTTCCGGGAGCCCGTTAGGGCCAGTGTTACAGCATCCTGGGCTCTTGCAATAGTCCCCGCGGTACGTCCATAGATAATATTGGTAGCCTCGGCCCCGGCTACCGTTTGCCTGTACTCTTTTACATGTTGAGCACTCTCTGTAAAGCTCCCGATAATGTCTTTACCCGCGGCCTTTGCGTCTACTCCTATCACCTTAAAGGCCCGGGCCGCCTGGGTAGTCTCATCCTGGGCCTCTACTACAGCCGATTGGTACTCTTTAAAGGCCCGCTCCAGTACCGCGGGGCTCTCTCCCGCTATGGCCATACCTGCGGCAAACCTTTGCACTGTCTCCAAACCTAAATTGGTAGTCTCGGCTATATCAAGCATTTGATCCGAGACTTTGGAGCCGTCCAGTACGAGGCGCGTAAATGCCGCTCCCAGGGCCGCTACCCCAGCCGCCGCGGCTAACGTTACCCCTCCTATCAATCCAAAAGCCCCTACTACACTCTGTACCTGTCCTACTACTCCGGCTATCTGCCCGGAAAAGCTCCCAATAGGCCCGCTTAGCCCCTGTAGTGCCGAGCCCATACCCGAGACGGAGCCGGCTACCTTGTTAAACCCTGTAGCGGCCTTTTGCCCTTGCCCCTCCACTTGGCTATTAAACTTGGAAAAACTCTTTTCCGCGGCCCCCATAGCCCGCTCTATCGCGGCAAAGGCCTGGGTAGCCGCTTTCTCTCCGGCTACCACTCCGCTACTATCTATCCCTAAATGTACTAAGGCTACGTCTGCCATTACCGCTTACCCGCTTTAGAGGCTATCTTTTGCCCTTTGCCATGAGCCGTTAGGTAGATCATATCCAGCCGCTTTAACATTCTCACCTCCCAGGGGGAGAGGCTCCGGCCTGTTAGCCGGCTGTACGCGTCAAGTTCCGCATACGATAGAGGGTTATAGCTAAATCCATTATGCCCTCGAGCCGCGTTTAGCTCCTGAAAGATCCGAAATAGCTCGGCCTCTCCTACTGGAAACGGAGGCTCTCTTTCTACCCGCGGTATCCACTTTGAGCCCCGGTTAACCTCCAGGAGCTTAGCGGCCTCATTGCTCTCCAAATCCTCCCGGAGGCCCTTAACGAGGAGCTTATTTACTACGGAGAATTGCCATATGCTCCAGTCGATAACTTTTTTTCAGCATCCTCCACTACATCCCCCGGCATACCGTTAGCCGTACCAGCCGGAGCCCCAAAGTTTGCTACATCGCTCATAAACGCGAGTAGCTGGTCAGATACCCACTTAAAGCTATAGAGCCACTCCATGTTTACAGGGCTACACGCCAGCGGGGCCCCGTCCCGGTCTATATGCTCCCATTCCCGGGTTACTGCCATATAGCACTTAATCCTATGCCCCTCAAACTTTTCTACATCCTCCAGGGTAAACCTTACCGGCCCCTGTTCCCGGGCCATACGTATCTGTGAGTGGTAGGCTTTCTCCATTTGTTGCCAACGCTCCGAGTAGGGAGAGGTTAACAGTATTCGGGCCGGCTCCTCCAGGCCCCCTATAGGCTCCCCGCTCCTGGGGTCTAGTAGCGTTAGCCATGCCGCGCTCTCCTGCCAATCCTTAATATCTGCCGCCAGCTTGCCAAAATCTGCCATATCCCCCCTAGGCTACCGCCATACTCAAAATGGAGCTTATCCCGGTATCGTACTGGGCCCGATAGTCTATAGCCGAGGCCATACTACCCGCGCTATCTGCTACCGGGGCATTTACCGCTAGGGCCTTGGGTACGTTTATCGTAAAGGTATCCTCCGCGGCTCCCTCCTAGCACTTGAGTACAAACTGGAGGGCCCGTAGAGTTCCCGCGATACTGTCCACAATAAACGCGTCATCCCGGTAGTACACCTCCAAATTGCCGCTTACTTTCATGTTCTTATTTACAATATGATCCGCGCTCTGAGAGCCCCACGCGTACTTTGGATCCGCTTGGTTATCTATAGTCATACTTGCCGTAAAGGCTCCCGGTACGGGGAGCGCATTCCATACCGCCGTAGCTCCGGTAAACCCTGTAGTAAACGGGCTCTTGCCGGCCAGCGTTCCAAGGGTAGCTCCCCCAGGTATCGCGGCCCCTACCGTTTGCGCTAACCCGAAAATATCGTAATTTACCGTTACCTTATCGTTTAGCGGCATGTCGATAGTTGCACTCGCAACCTCACAGCCGGTAAAGACTAAGTAATCATCCCCGGTAGATAGCTCCATTTTCGCTACTATGGTAAAAAAGTAGTCCGGGTCTGCATCCCCTACGATAGCCCCCGCGGCCCATGCCGCTCCATGTACCGCGGCCCTTAGCAAATCCTGTTGTCCTTGCTCATAGTTGAGCACTGTAGGTATCCGGAGCCGTACAGCCCGGGAGCCCCCTACTGTAAAACTTTTCATGCGCGTTCCGTCGTACACGTCAAACTCCGTAGGGCTTGACTCAAACGAAAGCGAAATTCCGTCTAAAAAGGGTACGGCGGCATAGACTCCTCCAGTAGGAGCCGTACCTCGTACCGTTTCGCGTTGTATTCCAATGCTAGTATTGGAAAGTAAAGCTGGGTCTGCCATCGCAACTCCTTTGTTTACTTACAGTTGGACGTTCTCAAGATACTCGTACGGAAAGGTAAAAGCCCTCCCGGCCCATTGCGGCTCAAACGGGGTATCATTGGGCCCCGTAGCCTCCCTAAACCTTATTCCAGCCCCAAAGCTCCTACGCTCCAGGGCCGCTCTAAATGCATCGGTAGCCGCGATAAGTACCGCGTCTCCGGTATTGCGCGGGGTAAATACCTGGAGGGCTAAGATACCTATAGTTTGGTTTTGTACTACGTTCCCGGGCCCTCCCCAGGTAAATGCCGTGGTTATCAATTGCGGATAGGCTACCCTCATCCATGGCCCGTTCCCCGGCTTTTGAAAGTAGGTATTAGGCCAGTCTATTGTATCGGCCCCATACCCGAGGCTTAGCCATACAGCCGCTAGTACGGGCTCCAGTACCCTCCGTACATCCGCGGTAGCAGTCTCTACGGGGTAGCTCATACCTCTTTCTCCATAGCGGCTAGCTCTTGCTCTATACACTCCGGGTAATTTAGCCCACTGGTAGCCCACCGCTCCCCTACCCGCTTAACAAAGTCTCTAATAGCCTCCAGCTTAGCCTCAGCTACCAGCCGGCCCAATAAATCGTTAGCCTCTCGGAGAGCCTCTGCCGGGGGTACGGTACTCATTTACTCTCCTCCGGCTCCATAGTGGCTAGCTCCTCATGTACAGCCCTACGGTACGCTTTTAGCCACGAATCGGCCCCCCGGCCTGTATCGTATTCCGGTAGCCGCTCCTCTACCCGTTTCACAAAGGCCTTGATAGCCTCCAGCTTTACCTCAGCTAGCTCGGCCTCGGTCAGTATGGTTAACCCTATAGTAGGATCACTACTCATCTCGCTCACCTTTGCGCGTAATCCGAGCCGCTTGGATCTAACCTTGGATCCTTACTAAATGCGGCCTCTACCATCTTGGGCCATAGCCCCGAGGCCTGGAGCCGAGCTTGTACTACATTTACGATACCCAGCGGGGCTTGCTTGCTCGTACCCGTCTCGAGATACTTAAAGTAGGGAGCCGCGTTTACAACGTAAACGGTCATACCTATTCTAAAGAGCTTTACGTCCCGCTTAGCCCTCCGCGGGGCTAGCTGCCCCTCGGGGTCTACCCTCTCTTTATCAAATTGCTCCGAGGGGAGAGCCCTTACAAACCAGTGGAATTTAGCCGCTCCCGTATCTACCGGGGTTAGCTCTACCAATTGCTCTACTGCCACTAAAACCATGCTCTGTAGAGCCTTGCTAAGCCTCGTATCCATATCCCGCTTAGCTTTCTTAAGTATCGCCTTATAGTTCCCCTCTTTACCTTTTCTTACTGCCATGTCAATTCCCCAGGCTAAGTACAAAACTTACCAATTGCCCCGCAAACCATGCCCTCCGTACCGATATTACCCGATAGCTTACCCCGGCATACTCCACTCTATCCCCGGGGGTAGGTATGCCGGCATAA